GCGTCAGGGAGTGCCAAGTGGATACAAGATGCCGTGTTTAGATTCCAATACTCATCCGCAACACCTCAATACTTGACAAACGTGGGTGGTGTTGTTCAATACCCAATAATCAACGAATCATTGCGTATCGTAACGGCTTGTTCAGTTGGTACTAACTTCGCTAATCAAGTATTAGTCAAGGTGGCTAAAGGTTCACCACTTGTTTCATTGACATCACCCGAAGTGACCGCATTACAAAGCTATGTGTTACTAAAAGGAACGGCAGGTATATCATACGTTGTATCATCAGCAGCATCTGATAAGATTCGTATCGAAGGAAGTATTTACTATCAAGGTATTTATGCTTCCGTCATTAATACCAATGTCATCACAACTTTGAACACATACCTTGCAAACTTATCCAAGACAAACTTTGGTGGTGATATAAAAGTATCAGACCTTGAGACACTTATTCGTCAAATAGAAGGAGTGAATGATGTTGTATTTGAAAGAGTATCGTGCCGATTGGATGGTGCAGCAGTACTCGCTGGTGTTGATTTAGTTTTGGGTGGTGATTGGATATTAAGAAAATATACATCAGGTGCAGGATATTTGGTTCAAGAAACTACAACAAGTCATACTTTTACAGATACACTAACTTTTATAGCTGAATAATGGCACAACTTTTTAACATCGATATAAACAAACTTATATCGGATTTGCTTCCGATTAATAAGCGCACTACTTATATCAAGACACTTACATCGGGTTTATTATCAGCGTTCAATCGTATGTATCAAATCTTCTATAAGTCAATGATAGGAGATACAACGGCTACTACTTGGAGTGCAGGTACATACACCGCAGGTGCGCACGTTAAGTATAAGGATGGTTCGGTTTACGAATGTATGGTAGCATCAACAACGGCAGAACCTACCGCATCAACTGATTGGTTGCGCATATTGGATAGCTTCATTGGTTCGGATGAAAGTCAAAACTTCAACGCTACTAAGTTGGAATTGGAATACGCATTAAACAAACGATTTGGCACAACGTATGTTAACCCTCCAAGTGTTAGTCCTATCTACATATCAAACATCACACCTCCTGTCATCGTGTTTCGTGTGGGTGGTATTGAATCAATATCATCATCATCATACAACAACGGAAGTGATTCTTTCGTAATAAACGATTATAGCTTCCCATTACCTGCTAACTTTACTATCAACATACAAACCGCAACATACAACGCATTAGGCACAACTAAAGAACAGATACTGCGAAAATTTGTTGATAGATATGTCGCAATCGGACTTACTTACACAATAACAACATACCCTTAAAAAAATGAAAAACTTACTTACAAACTCAATTACAACATCTGTTGGATTTCCTGTCAAATCAGGAACACTTGACTTTTTACAAACCGCATCAAGCGAGATGCTAATTGCCATAGCACGTTCGATTGTTGGCAAAGGATATTCTGCATCTACACCTTATGCGTTATATGGATGCAACAATACAGGTTCAGGTTCATCTTATGTTATTGAAGAAGGTGCTATCTTATGGAATGGGGTATTGTATCTTGTACCTGCGGTTACTTTTACATTAACAGGAGGAAATTCGGTGTATGTAATAACCTCAACAAGTTATGTGACTAGTTCAGTTGCTGACCCTGTTACATTTACCGATGGTGTAGCAAGAAGTGTTCACGCTGATACTAAGATGTCGGTGTATCAAAACGCACTTGCACCATCACCAACTGCAGGATTTTCTTATTCGGGATTGAAATATTTAAATCAAATAAGTGATACACTTTCATTAACAACTAATTTCTCTGTTTATAGTGGGTTGACTCCAAAGGTAAGTTTGAGTAACAACATTGTAACATTTAGTGGAGTTATTTTAATTGGTAATCCTACACTACCTGAAACTATTGCTACATTGACAAGCAATTATTATCCGTCTTCAACAAAATATATTACAGCAACACTAATTGATAGTACAGGTCAGTTTATTACGGCTATATTAAAAATATCTACATCAGGAGTTTTAAGTTTAGAAGATACAAGTGCTTTATATGGAGGATATAATATTTATTTAGACGGACTTAATTATAAACTATAATCCCATCCCAATGCAAGAACCAAAGAAGTCAACATCACTTGAAAGAAAAGTGGAAGCATATCCAAATCCGAAGTATCATACGTTGGTGGTGAACTATGCCAAAGACCAAGAAGTAAGTCGGTCAGAAGTAGTTGGCGATGCCTTGCGTTTATATTTCGATTCAATGCCTAAAGATAAGATTGAACGGCTATTAAAGTCATAAAAAAGATTTGTAATGTACAAGCCTTCCATACTTTGGGAGGCTTTGTATTTTTGCACCTATGGAGATGTATTTTAGCTATTGCATTGATGCTACCGCAGACGAACCGATAATGTTGGTCAATCGTCAAATCGGTGCATCTTACACCGAAGAAGGTGAATGGGATGGACTTCCATACATCGATGGTGCTAAATTCCAAGAAGAGTTATTATGCCTTGATATGATGGGCAAAAAAAGAATTCAAGTTTGGATTAACTCCGAAGGTGGTAGTGTTTTGCAAGGAATGAATATGTTCAACGCAATCATCAAAAGTCGAACTCCTGTTGATACTTACAACGTAGGTGTCGCTGCATCCATATCAGGTGCAATCTTTATGGCAGGACGCAAACGTATTATGTCCGACTATGCTCAGTTTATGATGCACCCAGTTAGTGGTGGAGATAACAAGTCAATGGATGCGTTCAGAACATCAATCGCAACAATGTTATCCGCAAAGTGTGGAATTGAGATTGATACAATTATGTCCTTTATGGATGTCACTACTTGGATGGATGCAAACAAATGCAAAGACTTAGGTATATCAACAGATACTGAATTTACAAGTTCTTTAAACAAGAAGTTTGTACCAAATACAACTTCCGAGATAATGCCGTATGCCGATAAACTAATCAATAAATTAATCACTAAAACTAAACCAAAAATGACACAAGTCACGAATAAGTTGAACCTTAACGCAGATGCTAACGAAGCATCAATTGTAGAGGCTATCAACAAGTTGCAAGAAGCAACAAATGTCGCTACTGCTGCAACTGAAACGGCTAACAATGCTCGTATCGCAGCAGAAGAAAGAATCGCTTCATTAGAAGCAGAATTAACACAAGCCAAAGCAGAATTGGAAGCATCGAAAGAAGCTACATTGGATGCAGAAGCTACCGCATCAGCTACTGAGTTGGTAAACACATTTAAGGCTCGTATCGGTAACAAAGCCGAGACATTAGCTAAATGGGTTAACCTTGCTAAGTTAGATATGGAAGGAACTAAGTCAATCTTAGAAGACTTACCATTGAACGTAGCATCACCTAAAGCTAACGCTGAACCTGAATATCAACAAGCGACTGCCGCTTCTATTATGGCTAACATAACCGCTAAAAATCAAGTTAAAAACTAAACCCTAACATACAATTCTAAAATGAAACAAACACAAAAATTCGCACTATCACTTGTACTTATTGCCCTCGTTAGTACAACTCTGTCAATGGCAGTAGGTGCATCACCTTTAATGGTTGCAGGGGTATTATTTGCTATTGGATCAGTTATCGGTGCAGCTAAAGCATTCGGTGCAACTATTCCTAATTTAACTCCATCAGGTTCTTTGAAAGGAGACGGATTCACAATCTCTGATACAACCTACGCAGGTGAAGCAGCAGGTCAGTTTATTGTTCGTGCCATTACTGGTAACGAGACAGTTCAAGGTGGTCACGTTTATGTAAAAGATGGTATCAAAAAGAAATTCACTATTCCACGTTGGGATGCTGATTATGAAGATTTGATTCAAGATAGAATGGCTACACCTGTAAGCAAAGGTGAGCAAGTTATTAGTTCTCGTACATTAACTCCTGCCGATTATATGATTTATATGGAGTTCAATCCTCGTGACTTTGAAGACCATTGGTATGCTCAACAATTGAATCCTACTTTAATCGACCGAACATTACCTGCATCAGTTGAATCAGTAGTTATTCAACAAGTATTGAAGCGTCACGATAGATACGTTAACAAGATTATTTGGGGTGGTGATACAACTACAACAGGTATTTACAAATACTTTGATGGATTCGTTAAAAAAGCAACTGATGATGCTAACACATTGGATTTAAATGCTACTACAATTCAAACTGGCACTAATCTTACTTCTGGTATCATAGTTCAAATTACTCGTATTTATGACTTAATTCCTGCGGCTTTGAAGTATGACCCTTCAATGAAGTTGTTCTTGTCTTATGATTTGTATGATGCTTATGCTAAGGCTCTTATCGCACAAACTCAAAAAGGTAATGATTATGAATCAATGCAATTGAATATCAAGTACAGAGGTTTGACAGTAGTTCGTATAGCTGATTTTCCTGCTGACAAGATGATGTTCGCTAAAGGTAGCGCAGGAATGGATTCTAACTTGTGGGTTGGTATGAACTCGGTTGAAGATGCTAAGTTGGAAATGAACAAAGTACAAAATAACTCTGAATTGTTCTACGTTAAAATGCTTTGCAAATTAGATGTTCAATTTGGATACACTCAAGAAGTTGTAAACTACGTTTAATATGAGTTACACTAAAGAACAAATTCTCTCAATAATCAAAGATGAAGTCTCTCGCAATAGCCATATCTCTACGATATGGCTATCCGAAGACGGATTAGACTTCACTTGGAATACGAATCAGAATAACTATCCAACATCATTCTCAAGGGAAGAGATTCTAAATCCCGAATCAACAAAAAAAGAAGTTAAAACAACAACAAAAAATAAATAATAAAATGAAGAAAATAATTCTTTTTGCTGCATTAGGAATATTTGCAGCTTGTAATGTGAAAGCACAAACAACAACTCCAAGATTTGGAACTACAAAAAACACAGACCAAACATACCGAAAAATGAATTTGGGTTATGTAAGCGTAACAGATGCTGCTGGTTTAGATTCTTTCAGAGTAAATACTAATAGCTTTCGCACTATCTATAAGGTAGCGTTGGTTGATAGTTTACTATTTGCAAGTCCAACTATCACAAATGCTTATTTCGGTGATGAATTAACATTTGTTATTAGCGGTACTTCAGGTAATAAATTTAAGTTTTCGACTGTTACTACAAACTTTCAAGGTGCAGGTACTGCTACATTATCAAGCGGTTTAAATGCAGTTCTAACTTTCGTATTCAACGGAACGAAATGGATAGAAAAAAGTCGTGTAGTACAATAGTCGTTAACCTTTAAACCACAACAACAATGGCACAGCCAAATATAACCTTCATAGAAGGTAGCGGTGGATTAGGTCGACCACTTGAAAGTAAAGACCACATAAGCGGATACGCAGTATTCTCTTCGACTTATGCAACAGTATTGCCATCAGGATTCACTACAACGGCAAGAGTGAAAGCCTTGTATAGTGCTGATGATGCAGTTGCAGCAGGTATTGTTAAAGATTATTCAGATGGTACTTCAGCATCGGGTTCTTATGCAGTTACCGCCATTGGTCAAGATGGTAATACGGTTGAATTGAAGGTAGCAGATTTGAATCCGCTAACAGGTGCATCTCGTACTATCTCATTGGGTGTATATACAAAAGTAGCAGGTGATACAACAACTACTTTAGTTGCAACGGCTATTAGGAACATTATCAACTCAGGTACTGCAACTCACGGATATACTGCAACATCATCAACGGCAACGGTGACTATTGTAGCACCTAAATCAATGGGTTCATTCTTGAATACGGTATCAATGACAGCAACGTATGTGACAACAGGAACGGCAATAGCAGGTACTATTACTCAGTTCACAGGCGGTGCAAGTTCACAAGCGGCTATTCACTATTATCATATTAGCGAGTTCTTCCGTATGCAACCTAAAGGTATCTTATATGTTGGTTTGTACAACACATCAGCAACGTATACCGAGATTACCGATATGCAGACTTATGCAACAGGCTCTATGCGTCAAGTAGCCGTGTTTAAAGATGGTACTTGGGCGAGTGGTGATATTACAATACTAAACGCAATAGCAGTCACTAACAAGACAAACTACAAGCCGTTAAGTATCTTGTATGCAGGTAACTTGGTAGCTACTGCCGACATCACAACTGTAACTGATTTCTCTACTGCAACAACTAATCTTGTTACATCGGTTATATCTCAAGATGGTGGTGGTAAGGGTCATTTCTTATTTGAATCATCATTGACAGGCGGTGCTAAGAAGTCAATCACAAACATCGGTACTGCATTAGGTACTATTGCACTTGCTAAGGTAAGCGAATCGATTGCTTGGGTTGGTAAGTTTAACATCAGCGATGGTGTTGAGAATGAAATAGTCGAATTTTGCAATGGTCAATTATGGACAGCATTAAGCCAATCAGCATTGGAGGCATTGTTCTCTAAGCGTCATTTGTGGGCAAA